AATGGGTTGCTTCTTGCCATCGGCAGGGATAACGACTACAATAGAAAACTCACTACAGCAGAGTACCAATACCTTGAGGATATTAGTAATGGAATTGTCGATGAGATGGTAGATCGTTTTCCAGAGTTGAAAGATCAGATTGATTTCTTTACAATGGAAACCTGTTTGTGTTCGTTTAAGAAAATCTTTAGAGCACACCATGGAAGATATCTTGGGTACTATCTTGATAGACAGGCTGAAGAAATTCAACAGTGTGAGAAAGATGGTTGGTATGGAATTGATTGGGATGTTCTGTGGCAATCACGTGAGGAAACTATTGATTTTAGATTGGATAGTCGTAAAGGTATTGATAAAGACCGATTCGGTTCATTTATGTATACTGGAAGATTAGAAAATCTTGATTGGATGTTTAATGATGAAAGACCTTTATTAATTGGATTGGAGAACTTTGTATGAATATTGCAACTGGAGCAGGAATTAATACAGTAACTACAGGAGCAGGTACTGCTGTTGGGCAGATTGCTGCTGATCAAAATGGAACATTAAAGATTAATACTGGCAATGCTTGGATGCCTATCACTGTAGGTGCTGGAGGCGCTGGAGGTGTTATTACTAGTAATGGTGCTATTGGTGCTGTCAATCCTGCCATCTGGGATAATAATCTAAAGCATGCAGATATTCTTGATAAGTTTGAAATGAATCAGGTTGTTGTTGAGCATAAAGTTGCTGAGCATGAGTTGATGAAACTTAAAGCTGACCAACCAGATTATGCAGAGCATATCAAACAAAACCTAACAAAGAATGCCACTATACAGATTGTGAACAAGATGTCATTCACGAAGAAAAGAGATGTGAACACCGATGTAAACCATTTCATCGGAAGAGTATGGGTGTTCAATAAGGACGAAATGGAAACACTTATTAACGAGATTAGAAATGCTTAATGAACGAATTGGTATTACAGATATTGCTACTGTTACAAAGGTGACTAATGCTATGAAAACGAGAAAACTAATTGCAGTTGGTGGAAGTCCAGGAACTGGTAAGACTACTTTGTTCCGTAAGTTTATGGAAGGTAAACAGTGGATTCAATGTGAGCCAGCCAAGTTAGTATCTGCCATGTACAATGTTGAAATGGATCTATACATTCTAGGTAAGTATGAAGATGGTGAAGTGTTCGCTGGGACAGATCGTCTTTCAATGGCAGTCCAACCAAGTGTCCAAGAATGGATCAAGTCCAACAACTGTAACATCCTATTTGAAGGTGACCGAATCTTCAATCAATCATTCCTAGAGTACGCAATGGCTCTACCGAATACAGACTTCCAAGTGGTCTACCTTAAAGTACCGAAGCCTATGCTGGAGCAACGATATAAAGATAGAGGTTCAGACCAGTCTGAGACTTTCCTAAAAGGACGTGAGACTAAGTACAGCAACATCCTCTCTAACTTTGAGTTGATGCCTTATATCACTGAGTTTAACAATACCAACTTGGACGAACAGCAAAAAGTCCTAGAGTTTTTGGAAAAATCATTTAGTTAATCCAGAGTAACCCATTCCTAAATAGTAAATAATTTTACTAATGGATTCAAATGGGTTACGATTTCAAGAAACTTGGTGACACTGCTAAGAAAGTCTCTACATACCTTGCTGGTAAAGGTATCAAAACAGCAGTAAAAACATCTAGATATCAGACTGAGATTAAAGCAGTCGAGGTGGCATCACCGACTTCTCTTGAAGACCTATTAAAGAATGTTGGTCTCAAGGGTACAATCTCAGATCTATCTACAGTCGAAGAGAAAGCCATCTCTGGTAAGTACAAAGCCAAACTCATTAAAATAACTGCATCCAGTGGACCATGTGCTACTGGAGAGACTTTCTTTATCGTCAATACCTTTACAGAAAAAGGTACACTCAAGACGAAAGACCTAGCACCAGAGAAGTTTGATCTCACATCTGGTCGCTTTAAATCATTAGATACATTCGATGCTGCTGTTCTCAAAGGCATCAAGAATAATACATCTGTACCTAGTGATATCAAAACTACAATCACAGAACTATACAAGTCTGTTGCAGCAAACAAATCCACCAATAAAGACAACATACCGATGTCAGCTGCAGCGAAGAAGAATTTTGCTGCAGTTAAACCTCAAGACAAACAAGCGATTGGTAAAGACTTCGGTGAAGTACTATCAATGCGATGGTATGTCACTCAGGCATTCGCTTCAGCATGGCAGGAATGTTACTTCTCAGAGATTAGTAACGAAGCACTGGTTGACTTTGTTGTCACAAAGAAAGTTGGTTCGAAAGTTATACCATCTAATATATCAGCTAAGTTTGAAGCTGGTGCTGCTCCATCAATTGGTGCCATCGTTGATAACCTAGATGTGGTATACAAAGCACCAACTGCTGCAGAGAAAGCAGCAATTGATGTTCTTAAAGCACTTGCTGATAGTAATTCAAATACATCAACAAAGATTCTTGCTGCGATGAAGACAATTAAACATCCAGCCTATGATGTTCTTAAAAAGATTATCGGTAAACCTACATTTACTATTGCCGATATATCTGCCAACATACAACAGATAGCGACTAAGAACAAAACTGCTAAAGCACGTATTGATGCTTTTATGAAAGCATATAAACCATTTTACGATGCAGTTGGAAAGAATGCCAGCGCAGATTCTATTGCTGTTGTATTTGCTGGAGCAACATATAAGAAATATTATTCATTAGTAATGGCTCCATCTGGATATGCCTTAGTTGATTATATGAATAAACAACCCATATACCAGACTATATTAAATAATATTAGTCAGCAAATGAAAACCGAACAGGTTTATTTAAATTTCGTTGGGGAAACTATGCAATTTACTAAGAAGTTATTCTCAAAAGCTACATTTAAATTTGCGTATGGGGCTAATGCCAAGGACTCGGATAACACAGGTATTAAATTCTCTATGTTATAATCCCCTCAACTGTGTAGGGTTATTGTTGACATAGGTTGCAATTTAAGGTATAATAAGTAAGTAGATAAAGGAAGAATATGTTAAATTTTAAATCGTTTTTAAAAGAAGAAGCTGAAGGCGACAAACTAAAGCACATTACTCATGCAGAAGATCGTCCACTGATGCATGGACACTCAGGTTTCGAGCATGCACATGGTGCATTGATGCAAGCCCATGAACATACCAAAGCTGGTGCGCATAATAGTAAATTAACGATGAAGTATGATGGTTCACCTTCAGTTGTTTTTGGACATCATCCAAGCAATGGTAAATTCTTTGTTGGAACCAAAGGTGCTTTCAATAAAGATCCAAAGATCAATCATACAGAAGCAGACATCGATAAGAATCATGGTCATGCTCCAGGATTAGCAACTAAATTAAAAGCTGCTCTCCAACATCTACCAAAGATTACACCAAAGAAAGGTGTATATCAAGGTGACATTATGCACTCTGATGGTGATGTTGAACATGATAAGAAAAAAGGTACTGCTAAATTTACACCAAATACTATTTCGTACACTGCGCATGGCGACGAAGCTAAGAAGGCAGCTGCATCAAAATTTGGTGTTGCTGTTCACCAGAAGTATGAACATGGCGAAGGTGCTGATAAGAAATCTTTAGACTCGATGCATGTTACTCCGCATCCTGATACTCATAACTTCGGTGATCATAAAGACGTTCACTTTAAGACTGCTAACCATGACACTAGCAAAGTAAGTTATCCACAGAGTGCACAAGACGAATTCCATAAACACATGAATGCTGCTAAAGATATCCACGATACGCATGGTCATAAAATGTACGATGCAGTTCATGATGCACACAAAGGCGATGCAGGACACTTAGCTTCTTATATCAATTCAACTGTTAGAACTGATAGTGTTCCAACTGCTAAAGGTTTACAAGCCCATGTGACTTCTCACTACGATAAGAAAGCTGCCAGTGTGAAGTCTGATGCTGCTAAAGGAAAACATACAGGCGAAGGTGCTGCACAAGTTGCTCATATTGAAAAGAACAAAGGACACTACGATAATCTATTGAATATGCATAGTCATTTGGCTAAAGCAAAAGATACTTTGGTGAAGAGTTTGAATACTCATACTGGTGGTCTTGAACATCATATTGGTGATAATAAAACAGATCCAGAAGGATTCGTTGTTAATCATACACACAATGGTAAAGAAGAGCCAACTAAATTGGTTAATCGTAAAGAGTTCAGTAAAGCTAACCTATTAAAAGTCTACAAAAAATGAAATCACTAATCGAGTATATTAAAGAAGGATTTGCCGATAAAGGTAAGGTTGCTCCAGGAAAACATGGAGTCTTAGCTTTCGGACGTATGAATCCACCAACTGCTGGACATGAGCAGG